TATCCTTAACAAAATGATTTATGATTTTTGTTCGTTGAGCTTGGGGATTTGAAATCATATGTGCCTCATCTAAAATAACAAGATCAAAGTTTGATTGATTTAATATTGATCCATTTTTCTTTTTTGGGTCAGTATCGTGGAAATTTTTTAGGATATCATAATTAACAATAACAAAATCAGATTCAGTTGAAAATTTCTTACCTTCTGCAATATAAACAGGTCTATCTGAATAATTTTCAATTTCACGTTGCCAGTTAATCTTTAATGATGCAGGACAAATAATTAATATTTTCTTTGATCCCGTCTCTAAAGCGGCAATGATTGTTGCAGTTGTTTTACCAAGACCCATATCATCAGCAAGAATGAATCGTCTTGATCCTGCCAACTTCTCTACCGCTTCTTTTTGATGTTCCAATGGAGGTCGGTGATCATATTTAGAATAATCTACCTCAACTTTCTCAACATTGTGAGTTTTAATTAAAGAAGATTTAGGAACCCAAAATTCTGTTAAAGGATCCTTCTCAAAGAACTTACCCCAAATATGATATGATTTTTCTTTCTCAACTAATAATTTCTCAATGTAAATTTTTTCAGGTGTTTCCATCAAATATCTTTCCTCTGCAAACTTTTTAGCAAAATACGTATCAAGATCAACCCACTTACGAGCAACCTTAGGAACCGTATCAAAATAATTTATAATGTAATCCGATTGAGTTCTTGTTGGGTAAAACTTTTTACTAGTTTCTTTTTTTGTTTTTAGATACAATATATGATTGTTGGCACCCGAATACGAGTCCAATAAGGACAAAGCTTTATGCTCTATTAGTGACGGGGCAACTTCCAAAATTTTGTTTTTTATAAAAATAACAATAAAAAAGATATTTATCAATAAATACGAGAAAATGGCGAATAGAGTTCCTATAACAAGACTAGGGAAATTTTTTGGTGATAACGATTTTAACCTTGAGGTTGAGATGGGTCAAGAGTGGTTGGTTGGTGATATGAATTTCACTTGTGTACTTTATAGAGTTGATAAAGTAAAAACCAAAATTGATGATGTATATGGTGAAACGGTTAAAGACGGTATTAAATTTTTACCACCCGTTGAGTTTAACGCGTATATTGGAATTGCTGCACCTGAAAATAAATTCTTGGGTTCCACAAAAATGGATCAACTTGAACCTGGTAATATTACCATGTCGGTTTATTTAAAAACTTTAGAAGATTTAGAAATTGATATTCAGTTTGGTGATTATGTTGGTTATTACGATACGGAAAGTTTTGTGAGATACTATACTGTTGTTAACGATGGTCGTGTTACTTCAGATATAAAACATACTTATAAAGGATATAAACCTTTTTATAGAACAATAATTGGATCACCTGTCGGACCAAACGAATTTAGAGGATTATGAAAATAATAGCTGATGAAAAAGAAGGGTTGTTAAAAAATAAAATTAACAATTTAATTGGTAAAAAAGTAATGTGTTATTATGACTTACATAGACACACATTTTCGGTGACTTATAATGGACTTGTTATGTTAAAGGCAGACTATTTAAAATTAAATGATGTTGAGTTTAGAGTAAGACAAGGTGGAAAACAAAAAGTAAGAGACAAAAAAAGAAAAAATGTTCATGCATTTGTTATCGGTAATTTAGATGATTATTGTGAATTTCCTTGTGGGAATATTCCTGTACCTGAATCAAATGATGTGGTTACATACAATCCTTACAAATATGATTCTTTTGTTAATAAAATAACGGAAGAACCAATTTATAAGTCAAATGAAATTGAAATGATTAACATTAAAGATAAAATATTTTTAATAAACTAATATGGGGTTACCTAAAAAAATAAAAAAAGACATATCATTAATACCTAAGAAGACACTTCTTCCTAGACGACATGAGATTGCCGATATGATTTCGGAAGATGGTACTTATTTACCTAAAAGTTTATTACACGCTGATTTAGATAGAGGGTTTTTAGATTTTGTTAAAGACGGACTTAAAACCGTAGTTGAAGGAAAAACGGTACCAATGGTGGATGTTTTAATAACAACACAAAATTGGGCTCAATTTGTTGAGACATGGGACTTTGAAAATATTGATAAGAATGTTGAACCACCATTTATTACGGTAATCAGAACACCTGAAGTTAAATATGGTAGTAATCCAGCGGTTATGTATAATATCCCAAACAGAAGATTATATTACTACGCCAAAGTACCAACTTGGGATGGACAACGTCATGGGATGGATATTTACAAGATCCCACAACCTGTACCCGTTGATATAAAATATACTGTTGCAATAGTTTGTAATAGAATGAGGGAGTTAAATAAATTCAATCAAATTGTATTAGAAAAATTTGCATCAAGACAATCATACCAAACTATTAAAGGTCACTATATTCCAATTGTTAATGATGAGATTACCGATGAGTCAATTATGGATTTGGAAAAAAGAAAAGTATACATTCAAAAATATACTTTCACAATGATGGGATTCTTAATTGATGAAGATGAGTTTGAGGTACAACCTGCGGTTACAAGAATATTCCAAATATACGAAACTGAAAGTAAAATTAAAAAAAGAAAACCTAAAAAAGAAGTTCCTAATTCACCACAAACAGCAACCTTTACATATTCAGATATTGACACAGAAAAGGAGGAAACTTTTTATTATACCGTAAATATGCGTTTTATGGATAGTAAAAACGTGGATTCATATTCTGTTTTCATTAATGGTGATTACTATGGTGATGATGTATTAGTAATATTAGTTAATAATGGGGATGTAATTAAAATAACAATTAATAAAGATAATCCTTCTGAACAATCTTCAATAGTATTTACTGAAGAGTTACTTTAATCCTCCCCGTATATATCTTTTTTTTCCTTACATTTTTCAAAAATAAGGTTTTCCAAAAACCTATACATTTTAATACCACGTTTATCGCAATACTTCTTTAGGGTCTCGTGTGATTCAACCGAAATCTTCAGGTTTTTTATCTTCTTAGTATCTTTATCCATAGGGCAGAAAAAAGGCAGAATAAAATCTTACCAAAATATAAATACTTTCTAATAAGTAAAGTTTTTCCTAAAATTATCAATATTTATATAATAAATAAAATTAAAACCAAAAATAAACTAAATTATGGCAACTAACGGTAAAGTATTCGTATCACCTGGTGTTTATACTTCTGAAGTGGATTTAAGTTTTGTGGCACAAAGTGTGGGAGTTACCACATTGGGTATTGCAGGTGAAACTTTAAAAGGTCCAGCTTTTGAACCTATATTCATCAAAAACTATGAGGAATTTCAAACTTACTTCGGAGGAACATCCGCAGAAAAATTTATAAACACACAAATTCCTAAGTATGAGGCTGCTTACATAGCAAAATCATATTTACAACAATCTAATCAATTATTCGTAACGAGAGTTTTAGGACTTTCTGGTTATGATGCAGGACCATCTTGGTCTATTATAACTCAAGCAAATGTTGATCCTACTACGATTGACTTTTATTGTGAAGATCCACAAATAGTTGATTGTTTACCTTATTGTGATCCTGCAGATTATAAGGTTACACCTTATGTTGTAGAATTTACGGGGTGTTCAAACTCACAAGGAACAATTAGTTATACAACTAGTTTCCCTGCTGAGATTGAAACTATTTTAACTGATCAGTTTGAGCAATTCAATGGAGGTGTATCAACATTAGAAATAGAAATCAATAATTTGGTTTTTGATGTACTTACCGACACTAACCCATTTACTGCACAAACTAACACAATATCTTATTTCGGAACAATTTATGGTCCTATTTATGATATATTATCACCTGTATTCATAAATGAAACTAATGTTTATGGTGTTCCTTCAGTATCAAGTACTGAAACTAATTATGAATCACCATTTAACGATCCTTGGTATTATTCATTATTTACAAATAATGGTAATAATAGTTATTCAGGATTCTCATTCTTTGCTTATATTGATAGTTTAAGTTTAATACCAGTAACTACAACAACAACAATTCCATTTACACCGACACCAACACCATCGGCAGTTAATCCATGTGCTACGGCAACACCAGCATCATCACCAACACCTACACCAACTGCAGTTAATGTTAATTGTTATACAGGTACAATTAATGGGGTTATTTATGAATACACAGGTACATCATATGTTAACTTTGATAATTTAGTTGTTGGTACATTAAGATCAAGAGGTATTGCAACATACGAAGACTCAACAAACCCTGTGTTTGAAGTAACAAATATTAATAATGTAAATTTAAATATGTCAGGACAATATTCAGGTGTTCTTAAAAACCCATATTTACCATTCGTTGTTAATGTAACAAATGATGACGGAACTGCATTCTCTTTTGAGACATCATTCTCAACTTCAGATTCTCAGTACATTTCTAAAGTATTTGGATCAACTAACTTCCAAAAACCAAGAAAAAATGTTCCTTTATTCTTAGAGGAAAGATTCCAAGCTTTATTAAACTATGGATGGAACAAAGGATTCATTAGAGGTTTGAGTTCAAACTTAATTGAATTAGATTCCGCACAAAGTGGACAACAAGATAGTATTGGATGGTACTTAGATAGATACCAATCACCAAGTACCCCTTGGATTGTATCTGAATTAAGAGGTACTAAAGTATTTAACTTGTTCAAGTTCTACTCAATTTCTGATGGTAACTCAGCAAACTCTGAAATTAAAGTTTCAATTATCAATATGTCATTCTCCAATGGAACGTTTGATGTAATTGTAAGAGATTACTACGATTCAGATGCTAACCCTACAGTTTTAGAGAAATTTACAAATTGTAGTATGGATTTAAATCAAAATAATTTCATCGGTAAAAAAATAGGTTCATTAGACGGAGAATATGCGTTGAACTCTAAATTTATAATGGTTGAAATGAATGAGGATGCACCTGTTGATTCATTACCTTGTGGTTTTGATGGTTATACATTCAGAGAATATGCTGATGTAACACCTCCATTCCCTGTTTATAAAACTAAATATGATTTCCCTGGTGAAATTATTTATAATCCACCTTTTGGTTTTACAAGTGGTAACGATGATGCAATCAGATCAAATGGAGATAACGTTAGAAGAACTTATTTAGGTTTCTCTAATAACATCGGATTTGATACTGACTTTTTCCAATACAAAGGAAAAAGAGCTCCAATTGATTTATGTAATGTTGATGGAGTTGAGTGGTCATACCAAACAAAAGGATTCCACATGGATAAAGATGCTAGTGTTATTGTGATAGGACCAGCGTTTACAACAAGTGGAACACCTAAATACTATGTTGGTGATGCAACATTCCAACAAGAACCTACAAACGAAACAAGTCCATATTATAGAATTTTCTCAAGAAAATTCACAACAATGTTCTATGGTGGTTTTGACGGATGGGATATCTATAGAGAATACAGAACAAACGGAGACAGATATGTACTTGGTAGAAATGGATTCTTAAACGGAGCTTGTCCTTCACCAAGATATCCATTAGCAACAGGATGGGGAGCATTTAAACAAATCTCAATCGGTGATGGAACACAAAGTTTTGCAAATACTGACTACTACGCTTACTTATTAGGGATCCAAACATTCTCTAATCCTGAGGCGGTTAACATTAATGTGTTTGTATCTCCAGGTATTGACTACGTAAACAATAGTGACTTAGTTGAATCTACAATTGATATGATTGAAAACGACAGAGCTGACTCATTGTATATTGCAACAACACCTGACTACAACTTGTTCTTACCAACAACTACAGGTGGTGATGGATTGATCTACCCACAAGAAGCGGTTGACAACTTGGAACAAACAGGAATTGACTCTAACTACACGGCTACTTATTACCCTTGGGTATTAACTCGTGATAGTGTGAACAATACTCAAATCTATATCCCAGCAACGGCTGAGGTAACAAGAAACTTGGCATTAACTGACAACATTGCATTCCCTTGGTTCGCAGCGGCAGGTTACACAAGAGGTATTGTAAACTCAATCAAAGCACGTAAGAAGTTGACTCAAGAAGATAGAGATACTCTTTACCAAGGAAGAATCAACCCAATTGCGACCTTCTCTGATGTTGGTACAGTAATTTGGGGTAATAAAACTCTTCAAATTAGAGAATCCGCTCTTGATAGAATTAACGTAAGAAGATTATTACTACAAGCTCGTAAATTGATATCTGCAGTTTCTGTGAGATTGTTATTTGATCAAAACGACGAACAAGTAAGACAAGACTTCTTAAATGCGGTTAATCCAATCTTAGATGCAATCAGAAGAGACAGAGGTTTATACGACTTTAGAGTTACGGTTTCAAGTGACACTGAAGACTTAGACAGAAATCAAATGGTAGGTAAAATCTATATCAAACCAACTCGTTCTTTAGAGTTCATAGATATAACATTCTACATCACTCCAACAGGAGCATCGTTTGATAATATCTAATCAAACAAATAATTTAAAGGAAAAGGGGAATTCGTTCCCCTTTTTTTATTTTACTAATATTTATTAGTGTATGAAAGATTACCACAAAATTATTGTTAAAGAAATTATCAACGAAATTATTCAGGAAAAACAAACACCGGTAATGAAATATTACGCTTTTGACTGGGATGATAATCTTATGTTTATGCCAACAAAAATACATCTTAAAGATGATAAAGGTAAAAGTGTTGGAATGTCAACTGAAGATTTTGCGGAATATAGAACTGATATTGGTGAAGAACCTTTTGAATATGAGGGACACACCATAGTATCTTTTGATGAAGAACCTTTCAGAGATTTCAGGGTATCAGGAGACAAACAATTTATAACGGATGCAATGTCAGCACCAACAGGACCGGCATGGGATGATTTTGTGGAGGCAGTTAATAATGGTTCAATATTCGCTATTGTTACCGCAAGAGGACATACACCTTCTATATTAAAAGAGGGGGTTTATAGATTAATTAAACAGAATAAACATGGTTTGGATTCAAATCAGTTGGCAAAAAATCTTTTAAAGTATAGAGATTTAGCGGATGAAGATAAATTATCTAAAGATCAACTAATACGTTCTTACTTAGATATGTGTCGTTTTCACCCTGTGTCTTTCGGAGATGGTTCCGCAACTAACCCCGAACAAGGAAAAATAGATGCAATGGAAGAATTTGTGGGTTATGTAAAAAACTTATCACATTCATTACAACAAAAGGCATTTATGAAGAACAAGATTAGTAACTACTTTACACCATTTATTGGTTTTTCAGATGACGATGTAAGAAATGTAGAAACTATGAAGAAACATTTTGATAAAAAAGAAGATAATATATTAAAGACTTATTTAACTGCAGGAGGACAAAAGAAATTATATTAACTAGTTTGTCTGGTCTAGTATAAGAATATGTTCAAAAAAAATGTAAGTAAATAGAAAAAATTCATTATCGTGATATTTATAATAAAAAACTAAAATAAACTAAAAACTAAAATAAATAATTATGGCTGATTTGTTAATGAAAATGCCAATTCCTTACGAACCAAAAAGAGAAAATCGTTGGATTTTAAGGTTCCCTTCATCACTTGGAATTAATGAGTGGTATGTGGAAAGTACTGCGAGACCTAAATTAAAAATCGCCGCAACTGAAATTCAGTTCTTAAATACTTCAACATATGTTGCGGGTAGATTCAACTGGGAAGAACTTTCGGTTAAGTTTAGAGATCCAATCGGACCTTCAGCGTCTCAAGCGGTTATGGAATGGATTCGTCTATGTGCGGAGTCTGTAACAGGTCGTATGGGTTATGCTGCAGGATACAAGAAAAATGTGGATTTGGAAATGTTAGACCCTACAGGAGTTGTTGTTGAGAAATGGATTTTGGAAGGAGCTTGGTTAACAGGATATGATGGTGGAGCATTATCATATGATTCTGATAAGATTGCAGGAATTTCTTCAAATATTCGTATGGATCGTTGTATATTAGTATACTAAAAAAATTTACTTTTAATATTAACCGTGTACATTTATGATGTATACGGTTTTTTGTGCAATAATAAATTAAAAAAATATAAAAAAAATGGATCAAGACACGGCTGCTCATGGGCAAATGGATTTTAACTTACCACATGATGTGGTGACACTACCTTCAGGTGGTTTATTCTATAAATCAAAAAAGAAAAGTGTTAAGGTTGGTTACTTAACCGCAAGTGATGAAAATATTTTAGTTAATATTGATTCACGTAAATCAATTAATGAAAGTGTTGTATTACCTTTATTAAGAAATAAAGTTTACGAAAAAGAACTTAGACCTGAAGAATTATTAGAAAGTGATATTGAAGCAATCCTTTTATTTTTACGTAACACATCGTTTGGTCCTGAATATAGAATTACAACGATTGACCCATCTAATGGTCAAACATTTGAAACGTCTATTATGTTGGATGAGCTAAATTTAACAAGACCAAAAGTACAACCTGATGAAGATGGTACATTTACGGTTAAATTACCACAATCAAAGGCGGATGTTAAAGTTAAAATGTTAAGTTTATATGATACCATTGAAATTGCTAAAATAATTGATTCATACCCTGTTGGATATACCGCACCTACAATAACAACAAGATTAAATAAAACTATTTTGGAATTAAATGGTAGTCCAGATAGAAATGAAATAAGCGTATTTTGTCAAAATATGCCAATTGGTGATTCTAAATTCATAAGAAATTTCCTTAAAGAAAACGAACCGAGATTGGATCTAAGGAAAACAGTTTACGCCCCATCAGGAGAAAAGGTTGATGTTATCATCAACTTTGGGGTGGAGTTTTTTCGGCCTTTCTTCTAATCACTCAAAATTTTTATTAGACGAATTTTATTACTTGGCAAAATTCTTGAGAACATCGTATGACGATTTCTTAAAACTTCCAACATACATTAGAAGATATCTCTTAGATAAGATCGTAGAGGAAAATACGCCTAAAACTTAATACTTAATATTTATAGTAAAAACTAATTATGGGGTTCAAATCTGCACAAGAAATATATGACGCTGGATTGACAGGTGCCGCTTTACTAGCAGCATTAAAGGCGCTTGAAACAACCGCAAAGAAAGATGGTGCTGATGAGCAAATTGAAAAAAACAAAAAAAAATCTTCTGCTAGTTTGACTGGTGACTTAGGAACAGACAATCAATATATAACTGATCTTAATATAACTAATCTTAAAACCCTTAAGGAAGATGGGGTGGCTTTAACTCAAGTACTTACGGATTTTAAAACTGCTGCGAATCCGGCTAATTTTGAAGGAGCCGATTTTTTAAGAGACGCCTCTCAACAGATGGCAAATTCGTTGGGTCTTGGTCAGGCTAGAATGTCTGAAATGAAAACAACAATTGCCGACGCATTACCTGAAATGCTCAAACTTGGAATTACACAAAGTGACGCATTAGTTAATATGACAAATATACCAAAAGAGTTGGGTATTAACACTTCTTTAGGTACAAAGGCACTTGTTGATATGTCAGCGGCAGCTAAGGTAACTAGTACAAGTGTAGGTGAGTTAGCGATAGGATTTAAGGGGGTTGGTATTTCATTATATGATGTTGGCGATAAAATGGCTGAAGTTGCAATTTACGCTAAAAGTGTTGGTGTTAATGTACAGGCAGTTTCAGGTTTAGTTGTTAAAAATCTACAACAATTAAATATGTTTAATTTTGATAATGGTGTTAAAGGTTTAGCTAAAATGGCATCACAAGCAACCATGCTAGGGATTAGTATGGATAAAACATTTCAACTTGCGGAAAAATTAATGTCACCTGAAAAGGCAATTGAGATGTCAGCAGAATTACAACGTTTAGGTGTTGCAAGTAGTGCATTATTAGATCCATTAAAGGCGATGGATTTAGCTCAAAATGATCCTGAGGCATTACAAAAAGAAATGATTAATATTTCTAAAGAATTTACCAAATTAAAGGCTGACGGGTCAGGTTTTGAAATTTTACCTGGTGCAAAACGTAGGTTAAGAGAAGTTGCACAAGCGATGGGTATGACTGGTGAAGAATTGGCGAATATGTCAATTAAAAGTGCTGATTTGGATATGAAGATGAGTAAAATTAAATTTCCAAGTTTAGCATCGTCCGAAGAGGATAAGATGTTAATTGCTAATATGGCTCAAATGAAAGATGGTGAGGCGGTACTTCAGATTAGAAATGATATTACGGGTAAAATGGATGATATTAATGTTAAAGATTTAACCGCCGATCAAATCACTAAATTAAAAGAACAACAATCAAATGAAAATAAAACAATTGAAGAAATTGCTTTAGATCAATTAACTGCTTTAGAACGAATTAACACCTCTTTAAATTCCGCTAAAACGGCAGTAAATCTTGGTAAGGCATCTACACCAACAATGGATAGGTTCTATAATGTTATGAATAAAACTCAGTCAATACTAGCAACAAATGTAACTGAAAATATAACAACTGGAAATGTTAGAGACGCATCAACAAGACTTATTAGTCCTGTAGAAGAAGAATTAATTAAATTTTTTAAAGGTGAATCTAGTTTGGAATCAGTTGCCGCAACTTTAACTAAAGTAAAAGATGAGCTTGTTGATATTGGGGGTAATCTTATAAAAGGAGCTGGAAATGTTGGAACTAAAACTGCTTCAGATATAATTAATGAGGTAACTAACACATATTCTCCACTTGGCGTACAACCAACTCAAATAGTAATGGATCCGTCTTCACCATTTGCAACACAAATACAATCACTTATTGATCAATTCACAAAAGGTACACCTGTGGAAACAAAAACACAAGTTAGTGGTGAGGTTAAACATACAGTTGAATTTGGTGGAAATGGAATGAGCGCTCAAGAAGAAGCCGCTTGGAATAAATACATGGACAAGTTTTTACAAGACCCTAATAAGAAAGCAGCATATGAGAAATGGGTATCAAGTTCAAACGAAGGACTTCTTACAAAAAAATAATAGAAAATTCTTAAAATTATGTTTTCTATAAAAAAATTCTCAAGGTATTTATTAATAAAAAAGTATGTCGGATAGTACATTATCGTTTGCGTCCTCGTCAAATTTTAGGGATATATTATTGGCCCGTAATTTACAACCATATTCTGTACCAGGGTCTTATTCTCCTAGTAGTAATAGTGTTAATTACGAGACTAATCTTTCTGTTGCAAATGTTATTGACTCACCAAATGGTTTAATTTCTACAAACCAACTTGCAAATAGTTTATATTCACTCAATGAATATGGGCCTGAAGGTGGTTATGATGGAAAATATTCTGTACCTGGAGCACCACTACCTGTGGAATCAAATTCAGGACCATACGCACCTACTGATACAGTATTAGATTTAGTTAATGAGTTTTATATTGATGCGGCATACGTACAAAACATTTATGGACCTGAAGGTGGTTATAAAGATTTAGTTATTATAACCGATGTAGTTGGTAATCCTAAAATGTATACACCATATTGGGATCCCACAACATTTGTAACCTCATCCTATTCTCCATACGAGATAATTTTTAGTGATAATCCAAACGGAAGTAATGGTCCGTTATCTCAAGACACTTATTTGGCAAAAATTGGTGCAGCACAACTTAAAAGTTTATTTGAAGATAGAATTGCAAGTGAATTATTACAAGCGACTGTTGGTAGGGTTAATTTAGATTCATTACAGGATCCGTTTAGTGCAAGTATGGTTGCCACAGGTCAACAACCATTTTTTACAAAAAATTGGAGAATTACCGTACCTGAAAACCCAATATCTGCTTCGGTTACATTAGCGAATAGATTAACGGGAACATATTTTCCTGTGTCATTTATTCCTGGTGATTATTTTGATGAATCGTTTATTGATAATCCACAAACTGAATCGGCATTAAATGTTGCAAATAATTTAACGGGTGGATTTTTAGGTCCAATATTAAATAAGTTTAAAAATCCTTCTGAAATATTTGTTGCAAACACAGGTTTCGGACAAAGATCAGTATTATTTTCAAGTTTAGATTATAATAAATATAGACCGGCTTATAGTAGAGGTATCATACAAGGTGCAACAACTGCAATTGATAGATTATTTGATGTAAATAAAGCACAAAGTGGTGGATATTATGTAGGTAGTCCAAATTCCGAACCTTCTCAGATTGACTCTCCCGCAAATCAAGTCCCAATTGGAAAAAATGGTAGACAAGTACAAACTATTGTTTATGGTCCACAAGAACTTGGTATTCTATATGAAGGTAATGAGGCTCAATTACAATTTGGTTTAAAAGGAAAATCATACACCGATGGTGGTGGTATTGATGGACAATTTATTTGGACATCACCAAAATATAAAGACAATGCAGGATTTAAAGTAGGTCCTGGTGGAGCCGTTACAAGATTAGATAATGAATTTGAAACAATTAGAAGTGATTATGGTAGATACCAATCAACGGATATTGATTTCAAAGGGGATTCAATTTTAGATAAGACACAAAGACTTATTAATTCTGCGGATCAAGTACAAGGACAAGCAAGGTTAAAACACGTTGGTAATGCAATTAACCAAGTGTCTAAGGTATTCAATGATGGATACAAAGAGATGACAAAGGGTTCTATGGTATTATCTTATACTGATCAAGCCGATGGGTCTCAAGCGGGAATAGAGTACTGTAGAGTGTTCCAAAAGGACACACCTTACTTTACATATGCTGACTTACAAAAGAGCGATGGTATTACAACTGAAGGTAGAAAATTCTCGTATTCAGTTTTAGATAAGACATATAATCTTAACATTGCTCCACTTAAGAATCCGGGATCAACAAATATTGTAGATAACAAAGTTAAAAAATATATGTTCTCTATTGAGAATTTAGCGTGGAGAACTTCAGATAGACCTGGATTTACTTATGATGATTTACCTGTTTGTGAAAAAGGACCAAATGGGGGTAGAGTCATGTGGTTTCCACCATATGATCTTTCATTTAGTGATGATAGTACACCTGATTTTGCGCCAACCAATTTCTTGGGTAGACCCGAACCAATATACACTTATAAGAACACTTCAAGAAAAGGTAGTATAAGTTGGAAGATTGTTGTGGATCATCCGGCAATCATGAATACTATTATTCAGAAACAATTAGCTGGTGTTGCAAAAGAAAGAGTGGATTCAATTGTTGAATCATTTTTTGCGGGATGTACAAAATATGATATGTATGAATTGGGTATTAAATTTAATACAATACCAACAAGAGATTTATTCACATATCAACAAATATTAAATAACCCAAGATTAACAAATGAAGAGTTGGGTCAAGTGGCGTTTGAAATACCTGTTGATTCTAAATTAACTACTACGGGTGACGCTTCAGGTACTGATGGTCAAAAAATTCAAGTTGGGGATACTAGTACGGTAAAAAATGCGACATCTTTAGTTGATGGTAGTGCTGAATTAAAAGAATTTTTAAATTACGCCTTTTATTTTCATAATGATTGTCCTGAGTGTACAAAATCATATGCTGTAACATCATCAAAACCATTTGATAGTTGGTATGAACGATATATTGCATTACAATCTACAAAATATGTGAATAGAGCACCAACAATAGTTTATCTTGGAAACGAGACGTATACAAGTGAAGGAGTACAAACATTTTTTAATAATGTTATTAAACCTAATTTTGAAAAATTAAAAGGTGATTTCTTAAAAAAATTAAAAGAAATTTTAATAGACAAAGAGGGTTCAGTTGAATTAACATTTGAAGGATCAGCATCCGCACCGGCAACTACAGGTTATAATGTTGATTTATCAAAAAGAAGGGTTGATAGTGTATTAAAATGGTTTAAAAATCAAACAATAGGAGACAAAAAATTAAGTGATTTTATTACCAGTAAAAAACTAGTGATAAATATGGTAACAAAGGGTGAAATCCAAGTTGTAACCGTTGATGCAAAAAATGGTGGTAATGGACTAACAATTAATTGTACTACTAATATAAAATTAAAAAAGGGTACAGTTACGGCTGGTGATGATGCTGGCGAAGCTAGTGACTCTTTTGCCCAAGTGTATTCTGTACCTGCAATGGCTTGTAGGAGAGTTTCATTATCTGAGGTTAAAGTGATGGTTCCACCTGAAAAACCATCTGAAACAGTAACACCACCAACAACAATAGTAACACCACCAACTGAGACCCCTCCAGATAACAAACTTATACCTGGTGATCCATCTAAAACAATCAAACCATCACCTAATTTAAGGATTGAACAAAAAATTAAAGAAGGTATATCTAAAAAAATATTAAGATTTTTATTCTCAGAATGTGATTACTTTGAGGTTATTAAGGAAAGTGATCCTATGATATATGATAGCATCAAACAAAAGATTAAGTACTTTAATCCTGCGTTCCACTCAACAACACCTGAGGGATTAAATGCAAGATTGACATTCTTGAACCAATGTGTAAGACCTGGTCAAACAATTCCTGTAATTGGACCTGATGGTAGACCAAAATATAATGATGCCTTAAACACATCGTTTGGAGCACCTCCGATTTTGATTTTAAGAATGGGTGACTTTTATAATAGTAAGATTGTACCAACATCATTAGGTATAACATATGATCCTATTACATTTGATTTAAACCCTGAAGGTATTGGTGTACAACCAATGATTGCTAAAATAACATTAGGATTTAACTTTATTGGTGGGCATGGACTTAAGGAACCTGTTGAAGAATTACAAAATGCATTATCGTTTAACTATTATGCAAATACTGAAATATACGACGAAAGAGCAACGGCAACTGAAAGTACTGAAGCAAGAGACAAATACATGGTTGAAAAGATATTATCTAACCAACCAAAGGTAACAACCGCCAATGTTGTAAATCAAATACCAAAAAGAGGTGGAGAAGCAATTGGAACAATATCGGGGGAAACGGATATTGATTACACTAAATTTGTAAATGACTATTGGAATAGTACTAAAGAATATTTTGATGCTTATATCAATACAAACGCAACAATTGGTAAAAACTATAACATAGGTATAGTTGATTTATTATTTACAGAAAGAAATTACTCTACAGGTACTGCAGAATTTACACCTGTAATTGAAGTTCCAATTTATGGTAAACCAAGTAATGTTGAAGACAAATTGGACAAATTATTTGATAAAGTTAATGGGGATATTTCAGGTAGAAATGATCCATTTATGCAATCAGTTGTTATAGGTGGTCAAACTATTACTAATAGCGATAAAAGAGAAATTGAAAATAAATTAAAAGAGTATGTGTCAGGAATTAAAACGGATTTTATTACAAATGTTAGTAATAGTGTAAACGATTTAGTTTTATTACAACAGGACTATATTCAATATATAAGAAAGGCAAACTTGGTACTATCAAAAACTGACGGAATAATGAATTCAAATAATGAACCTGATGTATATGATATTTCAGGCGATATGTTTACTCAATTACAGACATATTTGAAAAAAATAACGGATAAACATAAGGAATTTTATCTTGTAAAGGAAGGAATAGTTGAGGCACAGGAATGTTTATATTTAAATGAGGAACATTATAAAAAATCATCTTCAACTTTTACAGATGATAGAGGTTGTGATTATTTTAGTTCTTGTAATGAGAAACAAAGTAACTCTCAAGATTCTAGAAACTATCTAATGTTTAGTGACCCAAATAATAGATTTTATCAAGTGATGGCAAATATATTTAATGATGATAATAGTAAAAACGAATTAAAAACATTTATCTTAAATGGTCAATATAGTAATATGTTACTTGTTACGGAAGTTGTTGATAAAGCAATTTTAAGTTGTTCAAATAATTTTAACGCATACACTAAACTTAATAAAGATAGTTATGATAAAATAAAGACGACACCACTGTATTTAACTTTAATGATTCCACCAATAGAAGATACTGTTAAGTTTGGGTTAACGTATACAAAAGTTAGTGGAACATCACAACAAAAAAAGAATATAAAAGAATTGTATTCAAATGTTAATGTGGATAATAAAGAAAAAACCTTTGATGGTAAAATTAAATTTAATTAAAAATGAATTTCCAATATTATAACAGATATAATGAGTTTTTAATAAATGGACAACAAACAGTTGTTCCATACATAAATTTACCTGCAAAAACATCAGATAAAAATTTTATATATAAAGTTGGACAATCAAGATTAGATAAAATATCGTTCCAATTTTATAATACACCATATTTTGGTTGGTTAGTACAAATGGCAAACCCCCAATATAGTGGTATGGAATCAAACATACCCGATGGGGCAATTTTAACAATACCATATCCGCTTGTTAAGTCATTACAGGATTATAAAAACGAATTAGAAAATTATTACTTCTATTATGGTAGATAAAGGTGAAAATATATTAGTGGAATTTGATTACGATAACATTACCTTAATAGACCCAAATAAAATTGTAGATAGTGAAGGTAAAGTTAGTGATAGATTAGTTAAACATGAAAACCTTGTGTTTTATGCAAATCTTGAATGTAATGTATTACCAAGAACTAAATTAGCCTTGGGGTCGGCATTGAATGATTCCATTAGAACTGTTTCGGTGGGTAAGATTAATTTCTTAAATCCTGGAAACAAAACGTTCATGGATAACAGATATACCGATGAGATTACGGGTAAAGGATCCGTACAGGGTCAAGGGGTAAACCAACCAAAATTAAATGCAGTTCAAAACCCAAACAAATCTGATGATTTTTACCTTACACAGAGTACGTATTCAAACGGAACTCCTGGTGCGGTTGATAATGGTTTATTAGGTATAACTGATATACAGGTTGCAATTGACACAAGTTTCTTACCTACCGTAACGGTTTCCTTAGTAGATGTTAAAGGAAGGGCGTTATTTGAAGGTGGAAACAATTCACCTTATTCTGCGTTTTTCCAATTACCATATCCAATGTTTTATTTAACATTAAAGGGATATTATGGAAAGGCAGTTAGATTACCGTTAATGTTACAATCGTTCACGTCAAACTTTGATAATTCATCGGGGAACTTTAAAATTACATTGAAGTTTTTTGGTTATAAGTATACGGTGATGTCTTATGTGAATTGGGGAGCTATGATGGCGGTACCTCATATGTATAATAATTTTGTTTCAACCACACAGGCAAGTACGAATACTACCACAGGATCTAATCTTGAGGCGGTAACACAAAAACCTATTAGTAGAGGTTATCAAAAAATGAAAGAATTATATTCTGAATATAAATCAAAAGGTTTAATTGACGATGATTTTCCTGAGATAACAATTACACAATTAAAAGCTCGTTTAGATAGATTTATTAAAGACATATTAGAAAAATTCACCAAAGAAAATTTGGGATCAATAACAGAATTAGATAATTTTCAAACTCAATTAACAGAATTTCAGAAAAAAGTATTTTTTTATGGTGATTCATGGTTTGAAACATACATGGATAAAAAAAATTCATATAGTTTAAAAGACACTAAGGAAGTTGTTTATACGTATAAGAAAGACTATTCGGATCCTAACAAACAAGCTGAGGCTGAAACTAAATTAGCTGGTATTTTTACTGAATACCAAAAATTACTTGAAAGTAATAGTGTTGCAGGAAAAAATGGTAGTTATACTGTTGGTGGTAAAATCACAAAAAGTGAAGTACCTGTAAATGCAACTGTAGAAAAATGTTATGCAAAAATTAATCCACTTACGGATATTGATTTTGCAAAAACATATGAAGAAAGAACAGGTAAACCTTCAAAGACACAAACTGAATTAGATACGTTCATTGCGGCTAACTCAATTGCTCCTGGAACTAAGTTCTTTGTATTTGAGGGTACTGATCACTTTATTGATATAACAGAAAAGGCGGCCAAAGAATCGTCAAAACTTAGAAGAGAAATTGAAGAAAAAATTACCGATAATCTTAATGAACAATTAAGTAATAAAGACACTGGTGTTGGGTTTAAACCATCTATTAGAAACGTATTGGCGGTTTTCTTTGCACAAGGTGAAGCGTTTATTCGTTTAATGGATGATGTCCATTCTAAAGCTTGGGATTTAAGAGAAAATAAATACAGACGACAAGCAATTTTTGGTAGTAATAGTAGTGCATTGAGTGTGGATGTTAAATCCTCTACCCAAAATAATGAACCAATTTATCCGTGGCCTCAAGTTATTAAGGAAACTTTAGGTGATGATAAACAAGAAAAATTTGAAATTGTTTATCCGGGAGACAAATCAATTTCAACTATGACAAAGGCGTATATTCCTGAAATATGGCCTGAAGTTGAATTTGTTGAGGAATTTATTAAAGGTTATACTCAAAGGGAAGGGGACAAGGATGATGTTGGTGATGTGTCTAATGTGGTTACAAGACCAAATAGATTAAGTTTAAATGCTCTTGATTTTCCTGTGACAAATGAGGTATTCCAAAACAAAGAAGAAATAAAATTCTTTTATGAAATTTATGAAAGAATTATGGTTAACACTTATTATTCTAAATTAAATAGACAATCGGGGTATGACGCAAGTATTTTTATGGTTGAGGCGGAAGACGAAAAGATTAATATACTTAAGAGTTTAGGTGATGATAATCCATTTTTAACTCAAAAACTAAAACGATACTTAATTGATCAAGATAATTTCTTAACATTTTTAAGACACATTTCAAATCAAGGACAAGGTGAAAGTTGGCAAAAATTCATAAGAGGAGAATTTACAATAAATTACCTTAAGAATAAAACTAACGTACCTTTTGAATTATTTAATCAACAAATTCTAACAAATGAAAGATCACAACCAAATGTTTCATTAACTGATGAATCAAAAATAATAGATTACATAGGAAATCAAACCTCTAGTAATGAATTTGATTTTTCTGATATGTATCCTATTACTAATTTTAATTGGTGTAAGAATTATCTTGCGGATGGGGAATCACTTCAAAATGTTAATTTAGCATATAATACTAAAGATGTATTATCGTACAATACAACACATAAAACAATTTGTAATTTTAATAACGACGATACTAACGATAAGAAAAGACCTATAACTAACTTTAACTATAAGGCCGACGTATTTAGTCAAAATATTAATACTTCTAATTTCAAAACATTCTATAATAATAGAAAAATTGAAGAACAGTTTACAACTGAAGGGAATTTAAATTATTCTAATTACGACGGGTTCTTAACGGAAACTCAAACCACTTCAATATTGAATACACCTTATTTTATAAATGCAATTCAAAATGGTGTATATAATTTTAGATATAAACCAAATGATTTATCATCTTACAAACAAGCAGCATATCTATTCTTGAATAGTTTACCACTAGCAAGTCTTAGAGAAAAATATAGGTCATATAACGAACCTAATGATTTAAGTTATATCTTATCAACCATTAAAAAATTCGGAGCGGTACATAAATTACCATACGCTTGGGTTGTTAAATATGGTTCCATATGGCATAGATATAAAACTTGGAATGATACTGGTGTAGATATATTAGATGAGGTTTGGAAAGATTTTGATTATTTAGGTAATTATGACCCCGTAACCTCGGCATCAACAAAAGTTTATTCTTTGAATATTGAAGGATTCCAAAACAATATAGTTTTAGAAAATACGGTAAATTCAACACCAAACTTAGTTGCATATAATTCAACAACTATGAATACAGGGTTTTTCCCTAAGTTGTATGATGATATGAATGTATTCTTACAAGGATTACAATTATTTTCGGGCGTAACACAATTAAACGGTACTTGTAGTATTGTTGGGACAACATTGGACGTTTATACTATTAATGATAATAACTTGGCTCCTGGCGAAGTATTGGCCGGACCAACAGTAGATGCTAATACAACTATTGTATCCCAAATAAATGGTACAACAGGAGGTGTTGGTAAATATACTGTTGATATATCTCAAAATACATCAATATTAAATGGTACTTGTAATGTTAATTTAACAACAATGGACGTTTTAACGTTTAGTGGTGGTACATTATCTGCAGGACAAATTATTTCAGGACCAAATCTTGCTCTTGGAACTAAAATTGTTAGTCAAGTGAGTGGTACTACAGGAGGTGTTGGACAATATGTTGTTGATATATCTCAAACACTTACAGGAGAAAACTTTACTGTGGTAACACCAAACATTTTTTATGTTACTAATTCATCAACAGGTGGATATTCACAAACTGAAATCCAAACATTAATTAATGATGGTAAAATGGTGATGACAACAAACGAAGGTGGTAAAATTATTGAAACAAGTGGTTTTGATCCTGACGATAATGATAGATCATTAAAAATAACGCCTTGGTCAACAATTGTTAAAACAACTGAAGGTGATAAATATTTTATAATGCCGTCTTTTGGTTACACAAAAAATCAAACAAAAGAGGAGTGTTTTAAAAATAACAAAATGAAAATAGAGGCTTCTAGTAATCCTGCGGTCTTTAACGGATCTGTTAGATTATTTTGGGGATCACCAAACTATGGTTATTTTGATAATACTAAAATTACAAAACCAAATCCTGATTCATATTTAAAAGAAATATTGTCGGATAAAAAAACACAACAGAATTTTTCATTGAATGGTGATATTACAAAATACGATAAAATATCGGAAATGTTTACAACATTTGATACGGAAATATTAGATTACTTTGAACAAGAGTTTTTAAATTTTAGTAGATCAATTTACGATTTTAAGACATTGGTTCCAAGTGATAAAGATGTTGAAACTGAATCGGAAAGATCATACAAGAACTTTCAATTATTAATGAGAGAATTATTAGTTGTTGAAAAACCATCAACTCTTAATTCTGAGGGGATGATTAATTCTGTTATTGAAAAACAAAAAACAACATTTCAAGGAATACTAACTAATTTTTTAGAATATAATGTTGTATTAAAAATGGGTAATCCATCTATGTTTGATAGAAGAACATTTTTAACATTCTCTACTAAATTCTTAATTGATCCTGTGTCATATCAAGGGTATAGTCAAGGAACATCAGGAAGTTTACCATCAAACGGTGGAACTATTACATTGGCTCAATCTAAAATTGCAAACCCTGAAACATGGAAAACTTTAGAGAAATATGTTGGGTTTTCAGAAATACCTGAGTTAGTTTATTCCGATAATGGATCATATATAACAGATTTCTTTATTGATTTGAATGTACAATTTACTGAAAAAAATATTAAAGATTTTGCTCCGTTGATTATGTTATATGCAACACAAAAACTTAATAATTTTGAAGTCCCGACAAATAATGTTTTTATCCCAAATCCTGTCCCAACACCCGCACCAAGTCCTCAAACACCTGGTGATTTATTAATGGTTGTAACACTTAAAGATACTAACACAATTTCTGTGTATAAATTTGGACCACAAAAATATGGTGTTTATAAAGATGCTTCAGGAACAATTTTATATACTGGTCCGTCACTTAGTGCGTTTCAATATCCATTAAATATTACGGTGGTTAATGAAATTATTATAAGTCAATATTCTACGGGTTTAGCATCAACACCTAATGACCCACAATTTATTATTAGTATTGTTAATGTAACTCCTTCACAAGTAACAACAACTACCACCACACTTCCTATTGTTCAAAATTTAGGTAATAGTTTAGGTGGTGTTAAGTTTTATGGACTTATGGATGAATACCTTGATAAATCTGAAATTTATTTAAAAAATGTTATTTCTAATTTAATGACAGGAGTGAGAGCTGGTTTACCAAATATTACAATAGAGGGTGATAAAGGTAATAAGTCACAACTTGAGGGAGAACAAACAAGAGTTGAGATATGGGAAACATTCAAAGCGTTTAATGATACTTGGGTTGCCGGTGGTGATTTTAAATCAAAAACAATGTTTGAAGATGTTTTATTATTTGATAGGGCAAGTAGAGACGTTGGACAAAAAGTTTATGTTGATATCTTTAAAATTAAAGATTTAATTGAAGGTTCATTATATAAAAATAATATGTTGGATATTGTATCAACAATTTTAACTCAAAATAATTTTACTTATTTCCCATTACCTGCTTATGCTAATTTCTATAACGCACAAGATGCTGAAAAAAATCCTGTACCAAGAAGTGAAGGATCAACTGAATTTGCTAACTCATTTTGGGGTACGTTCTTAAATGTGGACTACAGAAACACATCACCTAAGTTTTTATGTTATTACGCAAACAAACCTAGCCAATATGTGGATATGAAAGACAATGTTGATTATAGATTTAGAGATGACGCTTTTGATCTTAGGAGAGCAAGTGATAATCCATTAGTTGAAAATCAATCTAATAAAAAAAATTGGGATAAATCAAATAAAGTTGTTGGGTTCAATATAGACATTAGTAATCAAAATCAACAAATATTTAAAAATTTTAGTGTTGGTCAAGATGTTGGTAAACCTACTGCGGAATCTTTGGAAATGTTAAATCAAATGGCAAACCAAAGTAGAAACAGAAGTACAGGATCTCAAAACGTATCTTTATATAACTTATATAGAAATAGAAGTTACGAATGTTCTGTTGATATGTTAGGTAACGCTCTTATACAACCAATGATGTACTTTAATGTAAGAAACATACCTATGTTCTCAGGGCCATATATGATTACTTCGGTAACTCATCAGATTAGTGAAGGTGAATTTAGTACAACATTTAAAGGTACAAGACAACCTTTTTATAGTTTACCTAAAATTGATAGTTTTATACAATCTTTAAGTTTGGATATAATATCTAAATTACAGGAACAAGTAAAAGCAAATGAAGAAAAGAAAAAAAACTCAAGTGAAAATGTGATATTCCAAAAAAATAATGTGGTTTCAAATGTAACTGGTACTGATACAATAACTAAAAATCAAGATTGTTCTGATAAAATTAATAGTGGTTATGTTGGGTATACACCATTAGATAGTCCAACATCAACTCAAATATCATATAAGGATTTTAAAAAACTACTTGGAGATAGAATTGTTGCAAGTGGAATACCAAAAGAAACAACTAGTGGTGGAGTTACAACTCCAAATGAAAATTTTGTAAAATTGTCAGCTAATTTATTCTTGTTTATTTATTTAGATTCCGCATCAGCAAGTGGAATGAAAGCTTATGAGAATAATTATAGTACCATTAATTTAACTGAAACTTATGGGCAAATATTAGCGTCTACAACTAATAAAAAATACTATTGTTTATCAAGAGGTACTAATTTGAATATACCTGTAGTATCATTTATATCTGCTGAAAAATTTGTTGATTTTGCAATTGGTAAATTTAAAGATAGATTATCTTTAATAAAAACAGCTACCAATGAGGAGATTGTTCAACTATATGTAACTAAGTATCCTAACATCCAACCAGATAATGTTTATACTGAAATGACGGAACAAGATAAAAACACATTACAAAATAAAGTAAAACAAGGATCGGATATATATAACTCAATAAATTAATTTTATTGAATAACTAGATATTTATAAATAAAAACAATTATGGATACAAAATTAATTTTAGACAACTACTTGGGTAAAAACACAAGAGTGTCAGAGAAAGATAAAGGTAATGGGTACAAAGAAGTTTGTGACTTAGACACTGGAGATTGTTATACGCTTAGAATAAAAGACGGATTAATTGAAAGAGTTGATAATACTATAAACACATTCAAAAAAATACAAGTAGAAACTAAAACAGGAATTAAACAATTATTAAACGGATAATCATGGCAATAGATAAAAAAATATTAAAAGAAATAAGTAGATTTAATTCTATTAACAAATACATAACTGAACAAGTTGACCCTGCATTAGACGCTGCGTTGGCACCACCTGCGGATCCTGCATTAGCGGGCGGAGCTCCACCTGTTGATCCTGCGGCTCCTGTTGATCCTGCGGCTCCTGCGGCTCCTAACGCAGTTGCTCCAATTCCACCGGCAGCACCTGTTGATATTGCAACAGATCCTGAGGTAGAAGAACTTGGTGCTGAGGGAGAAGAAGAAGAAAACAAAGAAGAATTAGATGTTACAGATTTAGTTGCAAGTCAAAAAAATATGGAACAAAAACAAGAAGAATATTTTGATAACTTATTTGCTCAACTAAAAACTCTTGAGGAAAAATTAGGTGAAATGGATGGTTTGGTAACAACCATAAATAACTTAGAAACTAAGTTTGATAAATTTAGACCAAAAACTCCACAAGAGAAATTAGAACTAAGAAGTTTAGATTCAGGTCCTTTTAACCAAAAATTATCTGATTTCTTTGAAGACAAAGAACCTGATATGGAAAAATCGGGTAAAAATGAATATGTTTTAACAACTGATGATGCTAATAATTACTCTACAAATGATGTTGAAACTTCATTTAATAATTACGACGACGAAGACACAAATATGATGTAATACTTTAGAGAGGGACATCAATGTCCCTCTCAAGTTTTTTTTAAATATTTTATTGACTACCCTACTTTTTATAACTATATTTTCTACGTAAACCTTTAATAAATATATACAAAATGGCGACAAACAATGTTTTAGATGCAGTTTTGGCTCAGTATGAGAGTTCAAAACAAAGTGGTTCTTCTTCCACTTCAAAATTCACACAAGAAGAAAGAATGAAAAAGTATTTCGCGGCAATCCTTAAGGATAGTGAAAAACAAGGTCAACGAACAATCCGTATTTTACCTACAACTGATGGATCATCTCCTTTTAAGGAAGTTTGGTTTCACGAAATCAATGTTGATGGTAAATGGCAGAAGTTCTATGATCCAGGAAAAAATGACAACGAACGTTCACCTTTGAATGAGGTATATGACGAGTTAATGTCAACAGGTCGTGAATCCGACAAACAATTAGCTATACAATACAAAGCACGTAAGTTTTATATTGTTAAAGTAATTGACCGTGATCACGAAGAAGATGGTGTTAAATTTTGGAGATTTAAACACAATTACAAACAAGAAGGAATCCTTGACAAAATTATTCCGATTTGGAAAGCAAAAGGTGATGTTACTGACTCTGATACTGGTC